TGAATACGGATGAATAAAAATAGGAAGCCAAGAACAGAAAAACCATTAGCAAAAAATAGCATCAGCGCAGATGCGTCTGAATCGTCTCAAGACCAAAGAGCAATCTTTATCCAAGAGTGCTGAGACACGCTTGAAGATCATCCTTGGTGCTGAAGTAGTTAAAGCCGTGGGCTGTAAAGTTGAAGATGTCGATAAAGAGTTTGTATTAGGGATATTATTACAAAATTCGGATATTAATACGGAGGCTAAAGCGAGAGTTAAATTACGAGGGAAAAGATTCCTTGAGGATATGGTGGGAAGGCAAGAATAAAATCTGATGATTCACCATAATAACAAGTTAGTCCCTTAATGGGAGAATAAAGGGCTTTTCGGCCCTTTATTATTTAATGTTGTTTAAGTAAATCTCCCTCTATCCATTTCGTTATTGCATATCTAATATAGTTGTTGAATGTTACGTAATCCATCTGCCTTTCTTTAAAAGCAAAATCTATATTTCTTTGTAAGTTCACATTAAATTCACCAAAGTGAAATTTTCCTGAGTGAAAGTGACCTGACCTTACAGAGTAAAAGTAATCAGATATTTCTTTCTTAAAATCTGAGTTTCTATATTTTTTCATGAAGTCAGAGAAACCTATGCTATCTATTTTTGCTAAAGATTCAATAGCACATATTTTATAAGAAATCTCTGTGGTGGCATTGTTCCTAGCTAGGGTTAAGGCAGTATTGTACATACGATAAAAAGAAGTGAAAATTGATTTTTTTGTGGGGGTAAACTTGAAATATCTCTGAAATCATTTCTTATACATGTTGGTACAGAAATCTCTTCTGACGGATAATGTGCATTTTTTGGAGATGTACTAAAGGTGGTTTTGTTTTGTTATTCTGTTTAGGTTTTTCTATTTTATGATTTCTAAAAAGTGTATCGAAATGTTGATCATCTGAAAGCGTATCTTGAATATACAGTTTATCATCAAATACTAATGCTCCATTACTGTCAGGATAGGCGACATTCATAGTCCATCGACCTGATTAAAAAGAGTTAACATGCTCTAGATTTTCTATATTTTTCAACCCATAGTGATTATCTTTTATAATTAAATTAAGTTCATAATCTATGAATCCAGTTCTGTATCTGTTTAACTCAAATGCATTTCATTTTTTATTGTGAATATTCTGAATTCTGAAGTGATCAGTTCGAAACTAACATCAAGTAATACGCATAGATAAGCATTGAGATTTGCTGTGTGATTGTATGCAAGACTTCTTGCATGATCTACATTTATTGCATCCACCTCAATGTCAAACATGACGATTTGTTCTGTCAGTGACTCTTGTTTACTTGTCCAGATATGAGGTTTTATTAAAGTTTAAAAGTCTGAATTAACTAGGTAGGATTGTCTTATCGGGTGAGAGTTAAAATAACGAGAGTATGTTCTAATGGTGTATCTTACCGTTTCATTATTTTGGCTACTCCCTAGTATATCATTGACAAGTTCAAGAACGTAATATTTTAAATGAAGTTGAGGTAGATCATTTTCATTTTTGTCTAGGGTTGCTTCAATAGATAACATTTTCAGTCTCGTTACTTTTAAAATCTATAGCTAGGTTGAATTTTTGTTGTGGCCTGATATAAGGAAAAAATCGACAAGCAAGTGAGGTTGAGGATGCAAAACAGAAGGCCAAGGGGGGGAAAGCAAAAGCGGCTCGTTTTGGAAAAATGAAAGAGGAAGTGATTAGATTACTACAAAAAAATAAAGTAGACGGAGGATGGCGTAAGAAAACAATCGCATTCAAATTTATTAAAGATGATTTGCTTTTATTTGTTGAGAAAAATGGATGGCCTTCTGCTGAGGATAAAGATGAGTTAAATAAATCATCGGTAGATAAATATGCTAATATGCAGCGGTTAGTGATGGATTGGTCTAGAAATGATCAAGGCGTGAAGAGTGCTTTTGATTCGGTAATACAAAGGAAGCCCAAAAAATAAAGAATTTTTTCTTACTCATTGACGTTATTTGTGGGCATCTTTATTTCTATCGCGGATCATCATTCATGACTATCCGCGATGCATCGGAAGTGATTTAGAGCAAGTATATTATTATCTTTTACACTCATTTTTTTGAAGCAGTTTAGTTGTGAAGCCATCTTTGAAATGAAAGTAACTAGCAGTAATGAAAATAATTATTTGTATGTATCCAAGACTCATTGTAGGCTTTGCCAGCATGCCAAAATAAGCAGCAATAGATATGACTACTAAAAGGAAACGCTTTGCGGTATACCATCCAAAAAAATGCTCACTTGTTTTAGTATTAGAGCAAGCGACGGCTTTCGATACTTTAGATGTTATTTGTCCAAAGATCAGGCATGATGCTAAAGACCAATCTGGAGATGTGATTATCTCTTGCCATGTTGAAATATAGATTTTTATCGAAATTAAAAGTAGAAAAGGAATGGCTATAAATAAATATTCAGCCTTCAACTCTGCAAATGTTGCTTTTCTTTCTTTTAAACTAAGTGTCGAGTTACATACTGTAACCCATTATTTCGTTGGATATTGCTGATGTTTATCACTTTTAAGTTTCTAATCTGGGGTTGGCCTTTGCCTTTTGGTGGTGCGTAAATATCAAAAGTAATTTTAGCATCAATAATATCTTTTGGTCCAATTGCAGGAATTAAACCGTCTTGATATCTTTCCAACCATTCTTTATGTGTTATTCTTCCACTCAAGCGCTTATCCAAACTTATGCTACGAAATGACCACACAGAATTACCTTCGTTAACAGAGACGGTTACATAGAGTTTATCATTTAATTCTATGCTTTCAGTACTCCCTAGGAACATTTCTCTTGGTTTTCCACCAAAACGCCATTTTGTATTAAATTTAAAGTTTTGGTTGTTATCGCTATTGCTAGTAATAATGACTGATTCATTTGGCTTTATTTTTTGATTCGCAGTTGAGAATTTTTCTAGAGCAAATGATAGATTTTGTCTGTCTATATTGGGGTCCGCTATTTGTTGTGGTAGATTTTTTGCTAATGCAGTTTCTAGATTTACAGCTAGAGTTTCTACTTGTTCTTCAGTGTCGGTGGTTTCAATGTCAGTTAACTCTCTAAATAACTCATCACCTGAGTTATAAAATGCATTGGCTAATATTTCGTCAATTTTTCCGGGAATCACTGAGAGTTTACTAAGTATTGAACCACTTTTAATTTCATTTAATTGAAAGTTGAAATCTGCTTTAATTCCAATAGAGTTACTTAATACTTGTCCAAAATCACGGTAAGCATTTATGTATAATGCCATCGCCTCAAATACCTCTTCTGGATTGTGGCGGTCTTTGAGATAATCTATTTTTATCGATAACTCTGGGTTCACATTTAGCCCCTTGTGGCGCGCAACATTCAGGACCGTGATCCATGCTTTCCTATAGGTGGACGTCTGAAAGTTGAATTATCATGATGGTTTTATCTATCCAAAATAACTCTAATACTCCTGTTTTTCAATGGTTTTCTGCAGTCTTGAAGGGGGCAAGACATATGTTGATATGACGTAACTTGTACTTTCAGCAAACTCCTTTGGTATTTGGATAATCATTCCACCAAAAGAAATGAATAGATAACTTTGATACATGATGGCCTGTTTCAAACTTAAGTTGATCATTAGGGGATGGGACACTAACACACTCTGGTGCTAGTGTAAGGTAATCTGATTTGCATTTACCCCGCTAACTTAATACCTCTCACGCCCCCAGCCAATATGCTTCCTGCATCAGCTGCTTCTATAAAGTCAGCCCACCATTGCATCATAGGTCGTCGCGGCTCAAGGTAATCACTGCGGTTGTAAGCTCGACGTACCTCATTCTTATCCACATGTGCAAGTGCTGCCTCAATGACATCAGGTGGAAAACCTTGTTCATTAAGGGCCGTACTTGCAATAGATCTCAGCCCGTGTGAAACGAGCACCCCACCAAAACCTGCGCGTTTTAGCGATGCGTTTACGGTCTGACTGTTCATCGGCTTGTTTGGCTTGATGCGGCTGGGAAAGATAAATTCTCGATTTCCACTTAACGGCTTCATCATCTCCAGTATCGCAATTGCTTCATCTGACAATGGAACAGTATGGTCGCGGTTCATTTTCATACGTGCTGCAGGAATCTTCCACTCTCGCGCTTCTATGTCTACCTCTTCCCAGCGAGCTTCAGCCGCTTCGACAGGGCGGGTAATAGTAAGAAGTTGCCACATGAACAGGCAGCGTGTTGAGAGGCTAATGCTGGCTGTTCGCATTGTCTGCATCAGTTGAGGTAGCTGATCCGGTCGAATACTGGGCATGTTCTTTTTCTGAGGTTTCTCGAAGGCTTTACCGATATGAACGCTGGGAACAGCATCAATCAGTCCTGTGTTTTGGGCATAGATCATGACCTCATTAATGCGCTGGCACAGGCGACGAACGGTTTCCAGTGCTCCTCTGGCCTGAACCGGTTGCACGGCCTGAACCAGTGTATGAGCTTTAATATCTGTAACGCTAACGTCGCCAATCGCAGGAAAGACATCTCTTTCAAGAGAGCGCCAGATATCTTCCGTATAGTCCTCTGTCACACTAGCTTTCTTCACATTCCACCTACGTTCAGCTACGAGCTGGAAAGTATTTGTTTTGGCTTCCAGCGAACTGCGCAATTGTTCTTGCTGATGTTCCTGCGGATCGATCTGTTTAGCCAGGAGTGAGCGGGACTCTGCACGGTAGTTTCTGGCATCGGCAAGGGTAACTGACGGGTAGGGGCCTATGCTCTTCTTTGCTCGTTTCTTGGTGACAGGACGAATGTAGCGAAACTGCCAGATTTTACTCCCGCTGGATTTGATGAGTAGCTCAAGGCCATCGCCATCATAGAGAACGTAGTCCGCTTCTTTGGGTTTAGCAGATTCGATTTCCTTAACGAATAGAGGTTTGGTTTGTCTTGCCATTGCCGGGTTTCCATAGTTTTAGGCACCTCAAAAGCAATATAGCTTTATGAGGTGCCTAACAAGGTGCCTAAAAGGTTCGGATTTAATTAGTTGGCATCAGACTTCGCGGGACAAATTCAAGGCACAAAAAAGCCCGCATGGCTTGCGCCGTGCGGGCTCTTAGGACTTCATCGGATGACTCTGGTAATCACCGATGGAGAATTTTGGTGGAGCTGGCGGGAGTTGAACCCGCGTCCGAAATTCCTACATACCATTATAACATTCAATAAAACAACTATTTATCTTAACTTTCATGCGGTTAAGTTTACGGTGTATCACCTCATTTTATACGTTTTTAACTCTTTGCCGCCATTATGCCGCCACTCTTATCTTAGATACTCGTACTTCATCATTTGATGAATAAGGAGTTCAACTTTTCTAAAAGTGGTATTTTCATAATATTCAACAAGGGACTCATCAAAGTCTTCAATCCATCCCTTTGCGGGATTATTGGTTTGAAAATTAAAATTACTTTTGTATAGGTTAGGTGTCGCTTCTAGAGTACTGAATACAGTCCAAGAAACAGGGTTTGTAACCTTAAGAATTTTTTTTAAAACAGGACAGTGAGTATCATTAGTTTCAGCTATGTTTTCTATTTTAGGAGGGATGATTACATTAATTCCGATATCGCTATCTTTTTGGTTTAATATTTTTGTTGAGCGATATGATATCCCTGATATATTTTTGTTTCTATCGCTGCTAATCCATTGCATTAATAAGTTTGGTATTATGTATTCTTTATTAAAACTTGCATGCTCATTATCTTTTGTATAGTTACATGCGAGGACTAAAGGCCATGCAATTAATTTCGAAATTTTATCATTAATTTGATCCATGAAATCATCATTATTTAGATCGTAATCATCACCTAATCCTTGTTCGAATGAATACCAGAGATCTCCAGGTTTAGTACGAAGTGCAGATGTTAAATTGTACCCAAGGTCTAGAATCCTTATATTTGAGTTTTCTTTATCGGATATGAAGGAGGATATATACAGTTTATCAAAGTCAGGTTTTCCCATTTCTTGCCAACATACAAATATTGATGTTCCAAGGTATAAACATGGAAGACCGGATACTGAAAATCTTTGTGCACTAACTAAATGCCTATTTTTAAATGGTATATGAAATAGTTCTTCTCTTTGCTTTAGGATACACTCACTTTTTCTCACGCGAAATAAAGGGGTGCGCGAATTGCATAATTTAGTTAGAGGAACAGTCATCTTGTTAAGATGAGTATGCATTGATGAATTGGTAATTGCTTGATCGAACTTTTTATAAGCTTCTTTAACATTCCCTGTTAAAAATAACTTAAGAGTTTCTATTATTTTATCTGATAGATATATTATTGATTTTGTGCGAATCTTTACTTGTTTGATTATCTCGTTATCAGGGTATTTATTTCGAATAAAGTCAATTAATTCTAAATAGCACTCCACTCTCTTAGCAAAGTCAGAAATTAGTTTTCCATCGGCGATGAAGGGAGGTTGCAATAGATCATGTTTTTTAAGTTCTTCTGATATTTGTTCTAATTCGATAATGTTGCGCATGAGGTTAATCCATCAAGGTTGCTAATGGGTTTTTAGTTACTGCATCTTCAAGATGATCTGGTGAAAAATGAGAGTAAACCATGGTCATCTTGATATCCGAATGCCCCAAAATATCTCTGAGCACGAGTATGTTTCCACCATTCATCATAAAGTGGCTAGCGAATGTATGGCGCAGCACGTGGGTGCATTGTCCTTCCGGCAGTTCGATACCGGCCCGTTTTACCGCCCGTTCAAAGGCTTTTCTGCATGGCGTGAATAACTTCCCTCTGTTTTTGGGGAGTTCGGCATACAGATCCTGAGATATCGGCACGGTACGGTTTTTCTTGCCTTTGGTCTTGGTATAAGTGATCCGATATTTTGATAACTGGTGGCCCTGCAGGTTTTCTGCTTCACTCCAGCGTGCACCGGTGGCCAGGCATACTTTTGCAATCATCAGCAAGCTGGGGCTTTGGGAATCTGCACACGCACCCAACAGGCGTTTAATTTCTTCCGGTGTCAGGAACGCCAGTTCACCCTCAGCGATTTTAAATGTTGGCAAACCTGCGAGAGGATTTGGCGCTGACCAGTGTCCTAGTTTTTTCAGTGTGCCGAAAACCGATGATAGGTTACGTTGCTCAAGGTTGACCGTTCGGGGCTTAACTGGTGACATAAACGCGCCATCTTCATTTCGCACTTCACCTTTTAGCCGCGCTTCCCGGTATTTCGTAAAATCACCGGCTGTCAGCTCTGAGGCGATAGGATCGCCCAGACCAGTACAGATAATTCTAAGTTTCGCCATCAGGCGTTTGGGGTCTGCAAGCGTCTGCCCGTAGAGTGAGTGCCATTGCTCTATCACCTCTGACAGATGTCGCCGATCTTCCTTCTCACCCAGCCATGGTTTTTTGTTCACTTCATCCATGGTGAAGTTTTCGAATGCTACGGCCTCACCTTTCGTCGCAAATTGTTTGCGCACACGCTTACCGTCGCGCCCATTCGGGTAGCACTCGCACAACCATTTTCCGTTTGGTTGCTTTCTGATGGTCATATCAAAGGCTCTTAATTATTTTTAATGCGCGGCCTACAACCTCGATATCATCAAGGTTGCACTCAAAAGATGATTCGTCTTGATGGACCACCAATCTGTTTCCTGGAAGACGTGTTAACTTCACGATGCTTTTTATTCCGTCGATATCTACCAACCACATACCGTTAACTGGAGGTGTTTGGCTGCGGTCCACTAAATAAGAATCTCCAGAAGTATTCACCAGTAATAGGTTGCGTGAGTCTGAGGGGAGCAGGCTGGTATCAATGATTGCTTTCCCTGCCTCGACCAATAAGCCACCGCTGAGAGTTGCCTTGTCAATTTCAGGGGAGACAAGTTCCGAAAGAGGTTTAACTTTGCCAGAGTTCACGAAATTGATGTCTTTTTTATGGTCAATATTTGAACCTGACTCTCCCTGCCCGGTAGTGAGCCACAGTAACGAAACTCCCGTTTCTAAAGCACACTGAATCACCCATTCCGCCGGAAAGCTATCTCTTAAGTATCTGTTTGCCATGGTGCTTTTTGATGCGCCCAGGTGATCACACAGTTGTTGTCTGGACTTAAAATTGTAGGCAGCCATTAGTCTATGGATAGCCTCTCTTCCCCCGGTATTCTCGCCAGCTTTCACTTGCATCATTTTTCAATCCTGTTGACGTATCAAATATTGTATCGTAGTATCTCGATGTATCAATTATTGAATCAAATAAAACAAGATAAAACGACGTAAACCAAACCTTAACCGAGAGATATTGCACTATGAGCACTGATATTTCAATTCGTGTACCAAAAGAGATGGCTACGCCTGCAGAGTTCGCGGAATGGGAAGGTATCTCCCGTGGCTCTGTTTACCAGAAAATTCACCATGGTCAGCTTGCTAAGTACATGGTCAAGAAAGAAAAAAACAAAGGTCGCGTAAGCCTACGTTACCTGATGTACAAAACCGACCAGGTTCGTGAATCCCTCGGTCATTCCAACTTTCGTGTCATTGTTGGTCAGTAAGTTCAATTATGAGAACTTTTTGAGAGGGGCACATGTTTGATTATAAGATTTCCAAACATCCACACTTTGACGAGGCCTGCCGGGCTTTCGCGCTGCGTCACAATATGGCGAAGCTGGCAGAACGCGCAGGAATGAATGTCCAGACGCTGCGCAATAAGCTGAACCCGGAGCAACCGCATCAACTTACGCCGCCGGAGATCTGGCTGCTGACTGATATCACAGAAGACTCAACGCTGGTTGACGGTTTTCTGGCTCAAATCCATTGCCTGCCGTGCGTGCCATTGAATGAAGTGGCAAAAGAGAACCTGCCGCATTACGTCATGAGTGCAACTGCGGAGATTGGGCGTGTAGCTGCAGGTGCAGTATCCGGTGATGTGAAAACCAGTGCAGGCCGCCGTGATGTGATCAATAGCATCAACTCTGTTACGCGCCTTATGGCACTCACTGCAGTTTCATTGCATGCGCGTTTGCAGGCTAATCCGGCGATGACAAGCGCAGTAGATACCGTGACGGGTCTCGGCGCTTCGTTCGGTCTGATCTGAGGTGGTTATGCTGACTAAAGAACCATCTTTTGCATCACTGCTCGTTAAGCAAAGTCCTGCAATGCACTGCGGTCATGGCTGGATTATGGGGAAGGATGGCAAGCGCTGGCATCCGTGCCGCTCTCAGGATGCGTTGCTGGCTGAGCTGTCCACTAAAAAGCAGGGGAAACCATGGCTATTGAAGGCGATGCTGCGACTGTTCCGCTAAGCGCTGGCCTCCGTCTTAATGGGTTAAACCACATCGCGGAATTAAGGGCGAAAGTGTTTGGCTTAAATATTGATTCAGAACTGGATCGCTTTATTAGCGATATGCGGGACCAACGGGATATTAACCATGAGCAGAATAAACGCGCACTAGCCGCAATATTCTTTATGGCAAAGATTCCGGCGGAACGTCATAGCGTCAATGTTAGTGAGCTGACGACTGACGAAAAGCGGGAGCTGATTAAAGCAATGAACCATTTCCGTACAGTGGTGAGTTTATTTCCAAATCGGCTAGCCATGCCGAATTAACCCACAACCGAAATTAAAGGCGTAAACCCGCCGGGCTTCTTATTGCCCAAATTCAGGAGAAACAACAATGCGAAATATTGAAACCCGTATCACCAAAACAGGACCAGATGATGCTGGCCTTAACCAGATGCTGACTAATGCACGCATGGAAGAACGTCGGGCACGGGCCGCGGCAATGGCAGCCCGTCTTGATAGCCTGGCTTGCCATATCACGTCACGCCAGCTTAACCACGTTGAAGCGGCGGAACTGCTTCGTATTGCGGCTGAAAACATTCAGAACGAAGCGCAGGAGATCCACTGATGGCTGACTCAATGGACCTTGTACAGCAGCGCGTTGAAGAAGAACGTCAGCGCCACATCCACACCGCCCGCAACAGAACGCCGGGCGTTTCTCGTGTTCTCTGCATTGATTGCGATGCGCCGATCCCGCCAGCACGCCGCCGAGCCATTCCGGGCGTGCAGTGCTGTGTCACTTGTAAGGAGATTGCGGAGCTGAAAGGCAAACATTACGTAGGGGGGGCTGTATGAGCACTATCCTGAAATGGGCGGGTAATAAAACCGCCATCATGGCAGAACTGAAAAAACACCTTCCAGCAGGCCCGCGACTGGTTGAACCTTTCGCGGGCTCCTGTGCTGTGATGATGGCGACAGACTATCCTCATTATCTTGTCGCGGATATTAATCCAGACCTGATTAATCTCTATCAGGTGATTAAGAATGATGTTGAATACTTCATCAAAGAGGGTAGATATCTTTTTGAAGCCCGTAATGATCCAGAGGCATATTATAAAACGAGACAGGAGTTTAACTTGCGCCATGGTGGCGCAATTGAACGCGCATTGTATTTCTTATATTTAAATCGCCATGGTTATCGCGGACTGTGTCGCTATAACTTGGACGGTTATTTTAATGTTCCTTACGGTAATTATAAAAAGCCGTACTTCCCTGAAAACGAAATACGCGCATTTGCAGAAAAAGCAAAACGCGCAACGTTTATCTGCGCCAGCTATGACGAGACACTGGCACTGCTGCAAACGGGTGATGTTGTCTATTGCGATCCACCATATGACGGCACGTTTAACGGATATCACACAGCTGGTTTTACAGAGAATGATCAGTACCATCTGGCGTCTATTCTTGAACGCCGGTCGTCAGAAGGTCATCCGGTTATCGTGTCCAACAGCGATACGTCTCTGGCCCGTTCGCTTTATCGTGATTTTACTCGCCATCGTATAACCGTTAAGCGCAGCATGGGCGTGGCTGCCGGTGATAGTAAAACTGCAGTAGAAATCATCGCTACTTCTAAACCCCATCACTGGATTGGTTTTGACCCTGCAGGCGGTCCTGGCTTCTGCGTTAAGCATGAGGTACGGGCGTGACGAAGTTGCAGCCCGGCGTGCATCATTTTCATGGCACACCTGTCTGGGGAAGTGCTGGTGACGTTCATCGCATAGCGGTGAACGGTGCTGGCGCTTTCGTCTCATATGTAAGGCCAGACCAAATTGCTGCATCAATCAAATATGCCAGTGCGGTAGGGATTGATAATGGAGCATTCTCTGCCTGGATGCGGGGACTGGTTATTGACTGGCGTAATTTTTATAAATGGCTAATTAACTATTATCACCATCCCAAAGTAGCATTCTTTGTTATCCCTGACGTAGTGGAAGGGGGCGAAAGCGATAATGACGCTCTGATCCGCCTTGTTCCCAGAATGTTTCATGATAAAGCGGTGCCTGTCTGGCACCTACATGAGTCATTGGATCGACTTGTTGAGCTTTGCCGGGAATGGCCCAGAGTCTGTTTCGGTTCATCCGGTGAGTTTGCTGTAATTCGAACAGCGCGCTGGCATCGTCGTATGCAGGATGCTTTTGAAACTATCTATTGTAAATATAACTTCCAGACCAGCATTCATGGCCTGCGCATGTTAGACGGGCGTGTGCTGGGTAATTATCCACTTGCCACTGCCGACAGTACAAACCTTGCCTGTAACGTTCCGAAATTCAATTCCAAATATCCAGAACTAACCCGGGCGATCCGTGAAGCGGAATATTCTCGTGGGCTTTCCGCAAAGGAACTTAAGGCAACCATTTTAAAAAACAGGTGCGCCATTCTTAAAGGAGCTATTGAGGCCGTAGAGCCTCCATCTATTTCTGAATGGGTGTCTAAAGGATTGCAGCCTTTCCAGCTCGAACTGGAGATCGCATGAGCAATTACCGCCATTTCTGGAACGCCGAAAAGAAAGCAGTTAACCCCTATCTGAATACAGATACACAGGCCACTACGTCTGCGCTTTCAAACCTGATCACTCTGTACGCTGCGGATAACGAGCAGGAGCATCTGCGCCGTGAAGCGCTGAGTGATCAGGTTTGGGAACGCTATTTTTTCAATGAATCCCGTGATCCTGTCCAGCGTGAAATGGAGCAGGACCGGCTGATTAGTCGTGCCAAAATGGCGCGCGAGCAGCAGCGTTTTAATCCCGATCTGGTCATTCTGGCTGACGTTAACGCCATGCCGTCCCATATCAGCAAGCCTCTGCTGGAGCGGATTAAATATTTCCATAGTCTGGGCAGAGCAAAAGCCTATTCCCGCTACCTGCGCGAAACAATCAGGCCGTGTCTTGAGCGGCTGGAGCGTGTGCGTGACAGTCAGGTATCTGCGTCTTTCCGGTTCATGGCGAGCCATGACGGGCTGGAGGGGCTGTTGGTACTGCCTGAAATGAATCAGGATCAGGTCAAGCGCCTTTCCACGCTGGTTGCGGCACATATGAGCATGTGTCTTGATTCGGCCTGCGGTGATCTGTTTGTCAGTGACGATGTTAAACCAGAAGAAATCCGCCAGGCATGGGAAAGGGTTGCTGCAGAAGCTATGCGCCTTGAGGTCATCCCGCCTGCCTTTGAGCAGTTGCGCCGCAAAAAGCGCCGCCGTAAGCCGGTGCCTTATGAACTGATCCCACCGTCGCTGGCCCGTATGCTGTGCGCGGACTGGTGGTATCGCAAATTGTGGCAGATGCGCTGCGAGTGGCGGGAGGAGCAGTTGCGCGCCGTCTGCCTGGTCAACAAGAAAGCCTCACCGTATGTCAGCTACGAAGCCGTGATCCACAAACGCGAGCAGCGCCGCAAATCGCTGGAGTTCTTCCGCTCTCATGAGCTGATCAACGAAGACGGCGACACGCTGGACATGGAAGACGTGGTGAACGCCAGCAACAGCAACCCGGCGCACCGCCGTAATGAAATGATGGCCTGTGTTAAGGGGCTGGAGCTGATCGCGGAAATGCGCGGAGACTGCGCGGTGTTTTATACCATCACCTGCCCGTCACGTTTCCACGCAACCCTCAACAACGGCAGACCTAATCCGAAGTGGACCAGTGCCACTGTCCGGCAGAGCAGTGACTATCTGGTTGATACGTTCGCCGCTTTCCGCAAGGCAATGCACAAGGCCGGGTTGCGCTGGTACGGCGTTCGCGTTGCAGAGCCGCACCATGACGGCACCGTGCACTGGCATCTTCTTTGCTTTATGCGCAAAAAAGACCGCCGTTCCATCACCGCGCTGCTGCGTAAGTTTGCCATCCGTGAAGACCGCGAGGAGCTGGGCACCAATACCGGGCCGCGCTTTAAGTCCGAGCTAATCAACCCGCGCAAGGGCACGCCGACCAGCTACATCGCCAAATACATCAGTAAGAACATCGACGGGCGCGGGCTGGCTAAAGAAATCAGCAAAGAAACCGGCAGATCACTGCGTGACAGCGCCGAGCATGTCAGCGCCTGGGCGTCACTGCACCGTGTCCAGCAATTCCGTTTCTTTGGTATTCCAGGGCGTCAGGCATACCGAGAGCTGCGTTTGCTGGCTGGTCAGGCGGCCAGAGTGCAGGGCGAACGCAAAGCGGGTGCGCCGGTATTGGATAACCCGCGTCTGGATGCGGTACTGGCGGCAGCTGATGCGGGCTGCTTTGCCACCTACATCATGAAGCAGGGCGGTGTACTGGTTCCCCGCAAACATCACCTTGTCCGCACAGCTTATGAGCTTAACGACGAACCGAGCGCCTACGGCGATCATGGTATCCGTATCTATGGCATTTGGTCCCCGATTGTAGAGGGCAAAATTTGCACGCACGCGATGAAGTGGAAAAAGGTTCGTAAGGCCGTTGACGTTCAGGAGGCGGCAGCCGACCAGGGCGCTTGCGCCCCTTGGACTCGTGGCAATAACTGTCCCCTTGCTGAAAATTTGTACCAACAAGGGAAAGACAAATCAGCTGATGGGGATACCAGAACGGATATCACCCGCATGGATGACAAGGAGTTGCACGATTACCTGCACTGTATGAACAAAAAAGAGCGCCGGGAACTGGCTGCAAGGTTACGCCTGGTGAAACCGAAACGGAGTAGAGACTACAAACAGCGAATTACAGACCATCAACGACAGCGGCTCGTCTATGAACTGAAGTCCAGAGGATTTGATGGCAGCGAGAAAGAGGTCGATTTACTCCTTCGCGGCGGCAGTATTCCGTCAGGAGCAGGCCTGCGTATTTTCTATCGGAACCAGCGTTTGCAGGAAGATGATAAGTGGCGGAACCTGTATTAATTACTCTGGTTAACAATTCGTGCTCTTAATAATACCAGGCATATCAGGCTGATAAGCGTAAAAAAACGTTTTACATCAGTAAGATTATTATATGCTGTAAATATAAACAGTGGTTATGCATACAGTATTGCGTGTGGTGTCATAGGAGGAAAGATGCAGGACTATTTTTTGGAGTCTTTGAAGCTCCAGCGCATTGATTTTTTTCTTAAGCTTGTAGCGGCTAGTGAGTGTAGTGATGAAGAGAAGGGGCTGGCTCTGCAGTGGGTTTCTGAATTGACTGATGAACTCATGGCAAAAATCAGAAGCCACGAATACAACCGCTCAATGGATGTCATCAGCTGAGGTGACTTTTATGCGCATTGAAATAATGATCGATAAAGAGCAGAAGATTAGCCAGTCTACCCTGGACGCCCTTGAATCCGAGCTTTACCGCAATCTGCGCCCCCTGTATCCCAAAACGGTAATCCGTATCCGTAAAGGTAGCTCTAACGGTGTGGAACTGACCGGACTGCAACTGGACGAAGAAAGAAAACAAGTGATGAAAATTATGCAGAAGGTGTGGGAAGACGACAGCTGGCTGCATTGATTTTGTCAATAGACGCTTGTTTTTACTAATCAAAAAGGGTTACATATGAGTGAGAGGCGATGTCAATCAGATATCGCCTTGTTTTTTGTCAAGAAAAGAATAATAGGCTAAAAATGAAAATTAATAATGTAGCGTTACCAATATCTCTTGCTGTAATCCTAACTGGTTGCGTACCACATGCTTCTAACCGAAATATCACTGCTATTGAAGTGGTGAAGCCTGCTATTGGGCAAAGTGCTACCGCCTACATGGGCGATCCCATTATCACATCTGCTACTGGATTTAAAACGGACGTATTAGAACTTGGTGCGGCTAATGGTGCATTGTCTTCTATCGCTGCTGGTACATATTGCAGTGAGGGGAATGGAATTTACCGCAATTATCATAACCCTCAAGCTGTTGCGTTAAAAAATCTCTATGGGCAAATCGGTAACTATGTTGATTATGTTAGTTACGATGCTGCAAAAAATGAGATATCACCGCCAAATGGCACTTCTTATACTGCATCAGAAATTTCTATCAAACGTGTTCCTGATGGGCTGTGTCGAGTGAGTAACTCATTGGTTAAGACTATCGAATACAATGGAAATGCAGGCGGTGTAATGAAGTTCACCTATCGTGAATTTGCAAACGATATGGCTCGTGCAGCATTTACAACAGATTTTTCTGTAGATTCTAAGGGAAGTGATGTTATCGCTTACAAAGGTGCCAAGTTCAAAGTGAACAAGGCTGATAACTCGTCTATTTCTTATACAATTATTTCTGGCTTTGACAAGGCTGTCACGTTCTAGGTTTCACGCTTACTGAGTATGTTACGATTTTGCACATTCTGCATAAACGCGCATGTCTATGCTGCATGAGATCGCATGATCGTTTGAGGATCTTTTGTGTTAAGGCCCGCCAGTTCTGGCGGGCTTTTGCGTAGATCATGCAGGTGCATGAAAACCACTACATAAAGTGGGCAGGCGTGGCGGGGATACGAGCGCGCGGCATCGGGTAGAACAGTTAAGCTAAGTATTTTTTCACAATGTATGTGAGTTCGCAAAGATGAGAGCTTACTCATTGATATATCCATATTTAGTAGGCAGGTGTAGTACAATTGCTGCTTAACGAGTAACCTTTTTAATTACTGCTAACGCTGTAAAAATTTTATAAGGAAAAATAAATGGCATTCGTTATAGACCTTCGAGTTGAGGATAACGCTGTAGCTGCAGCGGCGACGGCACAAGTTATAGCCCAAAGACTTGGCAGTGTTTTGAGAGAAAGGTTTGAAGACTGTATTCATAAGCGAGAGTGCCAACCTGGCCAACAAGATTACAACATTAAAATGGCAAGTAGGGCTTTGGCGGCGTTTACGATGTACCAGCTCGGTGGTGTTGATGAAAAGCACGCAGGCGAATCGGTGTGCGACAGTTCTGATGATGGTGGCATTGATGGCATAGTCATAAATCATAGTGAAAAAATCGTTGTAGTTGTTCAGTCAAAATTTAACCAAGCCGGAAATGGCACTTGGACCAGACCTGATTTTGTGTGCTTCAAGGATGCTTGTGAAAAACTTCAGAATGAACGATATGAACTTTTTGACCAGATTCTTCAAGATAAGAGCTCAGATATAAGCACAGCCCTTAATTCATTTGATTATAAATTTATCTTCGCCATGACTCACACAGGAAAAAAAGGTGCTTCAGAAGATATTTTACATGATATGCAAGAGTGGCAACGTGAGTTAAATGAAGCGTCCTTTACCCCGGCTGAAGCACCGAAAGAAGAATGGGGTTTTCAAGTTCATTTGATTTCATCAGAGGATTTAGTCCATTGGTTGCAGACTGGCTCAAGAGGCCAAATTGATTTGGATGGCGTAGAAGTGGAACGCTATGGGTTTATCAATGAACCTTATAGAGCATTTTATGGAACTTTAGCTGGAGACCAGGTTGGGAATTGGTGGAAACAATATGGAACCCGTCTTTTTACTAAAAATATAAGAAATATGCTTGGTAAAACAGATGTTAACGAAGAAATTAAAAAAACTGCAACTGATAATCCAGAAATGTTTTGGTTTTACAATAACGGTATTACGTTACTAGTGAACGAGTTAATTCCTCATAGAAGAAACGCCGCCTCAAGCACTGAGAGAGGGGTTTTCGATTTTAAAGATGTTAGTGTGATCAACGGTGCGCAAACTGTGAGTAGTTTAGGCAGCGTTATGGATGTGCTAGGAGATAGAATTTATCAAGTTAAAGTCCCTGTTCGTTTCATTGAAATTAATAATGATGAAAATGATCTAAATGCTAATGCAATAACCAGAGCTAATAATTTCCAGAATAGAGTGTTAGGGAGAGATTTTGCTTCACAACAACCCGATCAGCATAGACTGGCGAGAGAGCTTGTCCTTGAAGGGTATCAATACCAATTATTGCGAACCGATGAGGATTATTCACAGTCTAACGTCAAGGTAATTGATCTCGATGAGGCTTTGAATGCTTTAGCTTGCCTAAGTAAAAATAATACTATAGTTGCAACTTTAAAATCGAATCGTGGTAGATTTTTTGAGAACTTTGAAGGGTCATTATATAGAACAATCTTCAATCCGCGATTAAGTGGTATCAAATTAATAAATGCTGTCAACCATTTTCGTGTGATAGAACGTGCTATTAGCGCAACTTTAGCTGCTACAGATAAATCAACACATAGTCGCCGTCATTTAATAATAACTCATGGTAATAGATATTATGCTTCAGTGCTGTTGAATATGGTGCCTAATTTACATAATAGTACCAATCAGCTGTCCCCTGATTCAGCACAACTCACTACTGATTTAGCAGAGTTAATAACTAGGACGGAAAATTATATCGAAGATAATTATCCAAATGCTTATCCTGCAAGATTTTTTGCTAATCCAGCAAAAATTCAGGAGCTATACGATAATAATTAATGTATAAAAAAGGGGAGGGAGCCCCTTTTTTATTTTGTATTTCAAGTGCTTAAGCTATATTCCTCAAATCTGATTACGTCTATGTCAAACCATTCATTCGCTTCTTGGAGCCGCTTTTGTAGAGGCGTCAATTCGTTTCGGACAAAAACACGGCTAGCCTTCTCTACATCCCCAAAACCCCCAACATTATTAGGCATAATCCCCATCATTTGCGGCGGTACGCGGTGCGCAGCCATCATGTCATCGCGGCTCACGTTCTTGATATTCAGAAACTCATCCTTTGCAGCAACCTCCGACAGCGGGATGATCTGGATACCGTCCTTTTTACCGTTGGGCGAATACATAAACAGGTTGCGGAAGTTGCCCGGGCCTTTGGCGCTTTTCATAGCTTGGCGGATGTTGTTCACGTCCTCCTGGTTCTGCGCTGCGTCAGTCATGTACATGATGAAGCCAGCGTGGCTGCCGTTGATGTAGTACTTGCGGCGGAACAGCGTAGCGGACTCGTTCAGCAGGGCGGAAGGGATGGCGGACAGATATTCCGGAAGGCCGTAAATCTCCTGGTTTAAATCTGGTTCCATCAGGTGAAAAATGCTGCCTTTGGTGAACTCATACGGCTGCGTTGTCATGCCATACTGCACAAACCAGTATGTGTCGAGATCCACTCCGCGGCGGGTGTATTTCGCCAGCGATGGTTCCAGCGACAGAATGCCGCCTAGGCGGTTCGTTCGTTTCTCCAGATAAGCGTTACCAAACACCAAATAGTCCTGCACAAACCGGCTGAACGCCTGCTGACTCAGGAGTGGATGCGGGATAAAGGTGCTGGTCAGAATATTGCGTTTAACGGCAATCGGTGAACTGTGGTGCACGGCGGCACGGTAGGTGCGAGCCAGCCCATCAAAACTGACCGGCGGTTCATACCATCTGTCCATCTGTACACATTCTACATAGTCCAGCAGCTCGCGGCGGTCCAGTACCGGGATGGGATCGCCAAAGCTGAACGTTTCGGCGTGAGTTGTATTCTTCTGCAGTTCGGCCTCCTGCACTGGCGCGGTGCTGGTCAGGGCGTCGTGTTCACTCATCAAAAAATCTCCACAATATTGCTGGTATTGGCGGATTCGCCCTGCAGCGGTTCGTTAAACAGTGCGTGCATCGTTGCCCAGGCCAAATCTGCGTGGCTGGCTTCTTCGCTGCGGCTGGCTTCGTAGGTAGGGCGGTTGCCGCTGGCGGTAGTGGCGCGGCGGATAGCCATAAAGGACTGCGCAATGTCGGTGTGTCCTGCGTCAAACTCCAGACGGCGGTGGCTGATAATGTCGTATGCTTTGAGCACCAGGGCATTTTTGACGTTGGGGTTGTAAACAAACTCCCGCACGGCAGGAAAGAACGCTTTCACGTTCTCGTAGACACCGTGCCCAACGCCGGTCGAGTCGATGCCGATATAGGTCACGTTGTACTGCTGCGTCAGTTTCTTGATGGCGTCCGCCTGGGCGCGGAAGTCCATCCCGCGCCACTGATGACGTTCAAGAATTCGGAACTTTCCGCCAGGTACAGTGGGTGGTGCCATAACCACACAGCCTGCGCTGTCACCGTTCTGCGTACCTTTCGCTGGGTCGTAACCGATCCAGACTTCCCGCCAGCCAAACGGGCGCAGTGCCAGCGACTGAAAATCGGTCCAGACTTCCCAGCTGTCCACCATGCAAGCCTGCAGCTCGCTGAGCGGGAATACTGACGCCAGATCGTCAATAAATTCGCACATCAGCAGGTTCTGGTATTCGTCCGGGCTGTACTCCATGCGCAGCTGGTCGAGGTCGAACAGGTTACAGCCGCCGCGCACCGCATCCTCCACGGTGACGATCTGGCGGTACTGTCCGTCAGGGCAGAGCAGACCGCGCGCAAGGTTACTGTGGGTCAGGTCAATATCCACCTTGTCCGCTTTGGCGCGGCCCCGGTTAAACAGCGCACCGGACCAGAACGGATAGGCACTGTGGGTCAGGCTGGACGGCGTGGAAAAATAGGTTTGTCGCCATTTTTTGTGAATAGCCATACCGGAAGCCACTTTGCGCAGTTCCTGGAATTTTGGTATCCAGAAATATTCATCCAGGTACAGATTACCGTGATAGCTCTGCGCCGTGCGGGCGTTGGTGCCGAGAAAGTACAAAGCTGCCCCATTGGGTAACACCATCGGATCGCCTTTCAGCTCCACTTCGACTTCTTTGGCGAAGTCGATGATGTACTGTTTAAAGACGTGGGCCTGAGCCTTACTGGCAGAAAGGAAAATCTGGTTACGTCCGGTCAGCAGGGCGTCAATCAGGGCTTCACGGGCAAAATAGAAGGTCGCGCCGATCTGGCGAGACTTTAGCAGGTTGCGGATGCGGTTGGTTTTTCCGGCTTCCCACCAGTGGCGCTGGTAGTTGAACATGGAGGAATGGAAGATTTCTTCCAGCTTCTCAATCTGCTCATCGGTGAAAACATTCTTTTCCGGTTGACGGCGCGGGCCTTTGTTGCGGTTGGCGACGTTAGGGTTTAAGTCGGCTTCGTTGCCGCCATTGTTAAACTTGCCGATCCGCGCGTGGCGTTCCGACTGGCGCGCCAGCAGGTCAATCTCTTTGAAATCTTTCCCTTCTTTGTGCTCCTTCATAATGAGCTGGCAGTAGCGTGCGGCGGTGGTGAGCTGCATCTGATCCAGCGGCCCATAGTCACCCCACTTGTCGCGTTTTTTCCAGCTGTGAACGGTTGCAACTTTCTCGCCCAGCATTTCAGCAATGCGGGCTACGCGGTATCCCTGAAAGTACAGCAGCATGGCCTGCCGACGGGGATCGAGGTCTGCGGGTGTCAGTGTGGTGTTCATGGCACAAACCTACAGGCTTGAATGAAGGCTTTCCCCGCCTGCGGTTTGTGTGGTTGTCGGTACAAATACCGCGCATTGTTTCACTGCCCCCATCACCGCAACCATAAGGCTCCAGTAAGTTTTTTCTAACGGAGCACGGCTCATGACAGTGAAAGCAAAGCGTTTTCGCATCGGGGTGGAAGGTGCCACCACCGACGGACGCGAAATCCAGCGTGAATGGCTGGAACAGATGGCAGCCAGCTACAACCCGGCGGTGTACACCGCGCTGATTAACCTTGAGCACATCAAGTCTTATCTGCCGGACAGCACCTTTAACCGCTACGGCAAGGTGACGGCGCTGTTTGCTGAAGAAATCACGGAAGGTCCGCTGGCGGGCAAGATGGCACTGTATGCCGACGTTGAGCCAACGGCGTCCTTGGTGGAACTGGTGAAAAAAGGCCAGAAATTATTCACCTCTATGGAAGTCAGCCCTAAGTTTGCTGATACGGGCAAAGCCTACCTGGTCGGCTTGGCTGCCACTGATGATCCCGCCAGTCTGGGTACGGAAATGCTGACATTCAGCGCCAGTGCAGCCCATAACCCGCTGGCAAACCGCAAGCAGAACCCCGCTAATCTCTTTACCGCCGCAGAGGAAACGGTGATCGAACTGGAAGAAACCCAGGATGACAAACCGTCCCTGTTTGCCCGCGTCACCGCGCTGTTCACCAAAAAAGAGCAGTCCGACGATGCCCGGTTCTCTGATGTGCATAAGGCCGTGGAGCTGGTCGCTACTGAACAGCAAAACCTGAGTGCGCGTACCGAAAAATCCCTGTCTGAGCAGGAAGAACGGCTGTCTGAGATGGAGATTGCCCTGCAGGCACAACAGACCGCCTTTAACGAACTGCTGGACAAGCTGAGCCATGAAGACAGCCGCCAGGACTACCGCCAGCATGCAACAGGCGGTAACGCCTCCGCTGACACTCTGACCAATTGCTGATGGAGCATAAAACCCGATGAAAAAGAAAACCCGCTTTGCCTTTAACGCTTACCTGCAGCAGTTGGCGCGCCTGAACAGTGTGGAGGTTGAAGAACTGTCCAGCAAGTTTACCGTGGAGCCGTCCGTGCAGCAGACGCTGGAAGACCAGATCCAGCAGTCCGCCGCTTTCCTGACGCCGATTAACATCACGCCGGTCACTGAGCAGTCAGGGCAGTTGCTGGGGCTGGGAGTTGGCAGCACCATTGCCGGAACCACCGATACCACCACCAAAGAGCGCGAGCCTACCGATCCGACGCTGATGGAAGACGTGGAATACAAATGCGAGCAGACCAACTTTGATACGGTGCTGACCTACGCAAAACTGGACCTGTGGGCCAAGTTTCAGGATTTCCAGGTGCGTATCCGCAACGCCATCGTCAAGCGTCAGGCGCTGGACCGCATCATGATCGGCTTTAACGGCGTGAAGCGCGCCAAAACGTCCAATCGTGCTGAAAATCCGCTGCTGCAGGACGTCAATAAAGGCTGGCTGCAGAAAATCCGCGAAGACGCGCCGGATCATGTTATGGGCAGCAAAACCGCAGAAGACGGCACCACTACGGCGGAGCCGGTAAAAGTCGGTCCGGGTGGTAAGTATGTAAACCTTGATGCTGTGGTGATGGATACCGTCAACGAGCTGATCGATGTCGAGTATCAGGATGATGACGAGCTGGTTGTTGTCTGTGGTCGTGAACTGCTGTCCGACAAGTATTTCCCGCTGGTCAACAAAGAGCAGGACAACAGCGAAAAAATCGCCGCCGATCTGATCATCAGCCAGAAACGCATGGGCGGCCTGCAGGCTGTGCGCGCGCCTTTCTTCCCGGCAAATGCCCTGCTGATCACCCGTCTGGATAACCTGTCCATCTACTGGCAGGAAGACACCCGCCGCCGTTCTGTTATCGACAACCCGAAACGTGACCGGATTGAAAACTTTGAATCCGTCAACGAGGCGTATGTGGTCGAGGACTACCGCTGTGCGGCACTGGTGGAAAACATCGAAATCGGTGATTTCATCCCGCCTGCAGCAGAAACAGGAAACGGAGAGTAACGCATGAGCCTGAGTCCCGCACGGCAACACCGCCTGCGCATTCAGGCCGAACAGGCCGCCCGTGAGGGCGGCAGTGTTCGCCATGCGTCGGGATATGACCTGATGCTGCTGCAGCTGGCAGAAGACCGCCGCCGCCTCAAGGGCGTCCAGTCCACGGTGAAAAAGGCGGAAATCAAGGTGGAGCTGCTGCCGAAATATTCCGCCTGGGCGGAGGGCGTGCTGGCTGCCGGAGGTGCGCAGCAGGATGACGTGCTGATGTACGTGATGCTGTGGCGCATTGATGCCGGAGATTATGCCGGGGCGCTGGAGATCGGGCGTCATGCCCTGCGTCATGGCTGGGTGATGCCGTTGGGTAACCGCAACGTGCAGACCGTGCTGGCAGAGGAAATGGCAGACGCGGCGCAGAGCGCAATGCTTGCCGCCACCGGTTTTGATGCCGATCTGTTGCTGCAGACGCTGGAGCTGACAGACGGTCTGGATATGCCGGACCAGTCACGGGCACGTCTGCATAAAGCGATTGGCGCGGTCCTGAGTGAAAGCAATCCGGCGTCCGCCCTTAATCATCTCAACCATGCGTTACAGCTCGATCCCCGCTGTGGCGTGAAAAAAGACAAACAGCAGCTGGAGCGCAGACTGCGCAATGACAGCCGCTGACAGAACGTGCCCCCGCGCACGGGCGGCACGGGGTGGCGAAAGGCACTGCCACATCAAAACCCCGTCCACCGCCCTTTATTTCAGGAGAAAGCAGCATGAAGTTTGTTGCGCCAGAACAGGCACCGGAACAGGCGGAAATCATCAGAAATACGCCGTTCTGGCCTGATGTGGACCTGTCGGAGTTTCGCAGTGTCATGCGCACTGACGGCACGGTGACGCAGCCGCGTTTAAAACAGGTTGCCCTGTCGGCAATTTCGGAGGTCAACGCAGAGCTGTATGAGTTTCGCAGACGCCAGCAGATGCTGGGGTATGCCTCGCTGGCAGAGGTTCCGGCGGAACAGCTGGACGGAAAAAGTGAGCGCATTCAGCACTATTTCAACGCGGTTTACTGCTGGGCACGCGCCATGCTCAACGAACGTTACCAGGACTATGACGCCACGGCGTCTGGTGTGAAGCGAGGCGAGGAACTGGCAGAAGCCAGCGGTGATTTGTGGCGTGACGCCCGCTGGGCCATCAGCCGGGTACAGGATGCGCCGCACTGCACAGTGGAGCTTATCTGATGAAAGTGCGTGCGCATCAGTATGACACGGTGGACGCGCTTTGCTGGCGTCATTACGGGCGCACGCAGGGTGTCACGGAACAGGTACTGAAGGCAAATCCGGGGCTTGCCGAATACGGCCCCTTTTTACCTCACGGGCTACAGGTGGAGTTGCCGGACATTCCGATCACCACCACCGTGCAGACCGTCCAGTTATGGGACTGAATTATGACGCTTGAACGAATCAGCGCCTTTATCACTTACTGCATTGCCGTGCTGCTGGCATGGCTGGGCGATCTGTCGCTCAAGGATGCGTCAACGGTTGGCGGCGTACTGATTGGTGTGCTGATGCTGGCTATCAACTGGTACTACAAACACCAGTCTTTCAAATTATTACGTGGCGGCAAGATTTCGCGGGGGGAATATGAATCCTTCAATCGTTAAGCGCTGCCTTGTCGGGGCGGTGCTGGCTATCGCCGCCACGCTGCCCGGATTTCAGTCGCTTCATACCTCCGTTGAGGGGCTGAAACTGATCGCCGATTACGAGGGATGCCGCCTGCAGCCTTATCAGTGCAGCGCGGGTGTGTGGACTGACGGGATCGGCAATACGTCCGATGTGGTGCCGGGGAAAACCATCACGGAACGGCAGGCGGCGCAGGGACTTATCACCAACGTGCTGCGCGTGGAGCGGGCACTGGATAAATGTGTGGTGCAGCCGATGCCGCAAAAGGTCTATGACGCGGTGGTGTCGTTTGCTTTCAACGTGGGCACCGGCAACGCCTGCAGCTCCACGCTGGTTAAGTTGCTGAACCAGCGGCGCTGGGCGGATGCCTGCCATCAGCTGCCGCGCTGGGTATATGTCAAAGGTGTGTTTAATCAGGGGCTGGACAACCGCCGCGCGCGGGAAATGGCCTGGTGCTTAAAAGGAGCCTAACGGAATGAAAAAGAAAGTCATGAGCGTTTTTTTCCAGCTGGCATGGGCTGCGCTGTTGGTAATCAGCCTGCTGTATCCGCGCAGTGGTGCGCCGGTTCTGGTTGGTGCGTCTGTCTGGGTGTCATGCTTCCTCGCCTGGCTGCTTGCTGCGCTGTGCGCTGTCGGGTGGTTCGCCGGAGATCGGGCGCGCGATGAGGTCAGGGCGGCATTAATCAAATTCAGGGCGCACCCTGTAAAACCCGTGCGTACATGGGCTATCAGGCTGCTTATTGTTCTGTGCCTGGCGTTTTCGGGATGGGTGATCACCCTGGTGTTTTACCTGCTGACGCTGGTTTTGTATCAGATTACCAGCGCGCACCTTCATGAGCCGATGGCGGCCTGATGCGTGCGCTGGCGGTAGTGCTGGCGCTGGCACTTGCGGCGCTGGGCTGGCAGTCGTGGCGGTTAAACAATGCCAGCCACACCATAGAAACGCAGGGTGCGGCGCTGAAAAGCAAAACGCAGGAGCTGACGAAGAAAAACAGCCAGCTGATCGGCCTGTCCATTCTGACCGAAACCAACAGTCGGGAGCAGACGCGGCTTTATGCGGCGGCGGAACAGACCACCGCACTGCTGCGAAGCCGCCAGCGCCGGATCGAGGAACTGAAACGTGAAAACGAGAATTTGCGCCGCTGGGCTGACACTCCTTTGCCTGCTGACATTATCCGGCTGCGGGAGCGTCCGGCCCTCGCCGGAGGTGCAGCTTACCGTGAGTGGCTGTCCCAGAGTGACGCAGTGCCGCCTGGAAAGGTCAGCGCCGAGCAGTAACGGCGATCTGAATGCGGTGCTGGATGAAACCGAGGCCGCCTGGGCGGTCTGTGCTGACAAAGTGGACACAATTATTGCGTGTCAGGAGCGAGACAGTGAACAAACCGCAGTCCTTACGCAGCGCCCTGAATAAAGCGGTTGCCTATGTCCGGGACAACCCGGACAAGCTGCACCTTTTCGTTGATAACGGCTCACTGGTGGCAACAGGAGCCAGTTCCATGTCATGGGAATACCGCTACACCCTGAACGTGGTGATCGAGGATTTCAGCGGCGACCAGAATCTGCTGATGGCCCCGGTTTTGCTGTGGCTGCGTGATAACCAGCCCGATGCCATCAATAACCCGGCGTTACGGGAAAAGTTATTCACCTTTGAGGTGGATATTCTGCGCAATGATGTCTGTGATATCAGCCTGAACCTGCAACTGACGGAGCGTGTGCTGGTCAGCACTGACGGAAGTGTGTCGAGCGTTGAAGCGATAACGGAACCCGATGAACCTGAAGAAATATGGACGGTGAAACGTGGCTGAACTGCAGAAAGTGGACGACTGGCTGACGGCGCTGCTGGCGAATCTGGAGCCTGCCGCACGCAACCGTATGATGCGGCAACTGGCGCAACAGTTGCGCCGGACGCAGCAGCAGAACATCAGGCTGCAGCGTAATCCTGACGGCAGCGGCTATGAGCCGCGCAGGGTGACAGCCCGCAGCAAGAAGGGACGTATTAAACGCCAGATGTTTGCAAAGCTTCGCACCACAAAATACCTGAAAACCGCCGCCAGTGCGGACTCCGCCAGCGTGCAGTTTGATGGCAAGGTGCAGCGCATTGCCCGTGTTCACCATTACGGCCTGCGTGATCGCGTCAGCCGAAAAGGCCCGGAGGTCCACTACGCAGAGCGCCGCCTTTTGGGCGTGAATGATGAGGTGGAAACCATCACCCGTGACACTCTGCTGCGCTGGCTGGCGGGGTGATCTTTGTGCCACTGCTGGCACAAGCGCCCGCGCTGCCTCCCTTTTCCCTCTGATGGCAACCTGTCGTTATGAATGCACAACTGACCGAAATCATGCGCCTTATCACCAACCTGATCCGCACCGGCACCGTGACCGAAGTGGACCGGGAAAACTGGCTGTGCCGGGTGAAAGTGGGCGAGCTTGAAACTAACTGGATTAACTGGCTGACGCTGCGTGCCGGTGGTGCCCGTACATGGTGGTGCCCGTCGCCGGATGAGCAGGTGGTGGTGCTGAGCATGGGCGGCAATCTGGAAACCGCTTTTGTGCTGCCCGCCATCTACTCCAATCAGTTTGCGCCGCCGTCGGATTCTGTGGACGGCTGCGTGACGGAGTACCCGGACGGGGGCTGGTTTGAGTACGAACCCGCCACCGGGCGGTGGCATGTCCGGGGTATCAAATCCATGGTGATCGAGGCGGCGGACAATATCACCCTAAAAACCGGTGAGTTTGTGGTGGAGGCTGACACAACACGCATTAACAGCGAGGTGGTGATCAACGGCGGCGTCACCCAGGGCGGCGGCGCAATGAGTTCTAACGGGGTCGTGATGGATAAACACGGTCACACTGGCGTTAAGTCAGGCGGGGATACATCGGGAGGTCCGATATGACGTTGTATATCGGTATGAGCAGGAATGACGGGCAGGTCATTGCAGATACCGACCATCTGCGCCAGTCGGTGCGGGATATTCTGCTGACGCCGCAGGGCAGTCGTCTTGCTCGCCGGGAATATGGCTCCCTACTGTCAGCCCTGATTGACCAGCCGCAGAACCCGGCACTGCGCCTGCAGATTATGTCTGCAGTCTATGTGGCGCTGAACCGCTGGGAGCCGCGCCTTACGCTGGACTCCATCACCATCAACGGCAATTTTGACGGCTCTATGGTGGTTGAGCTTACGGGACATAGTAATAACGGAGCACCGGTTTCCCTTTCCATATCAACAGGAGCAGACAATGGCAGTCATTGACCTTTCCCGGTTACCGCCGCCGCAGATAGTGGACGTGCCGGATTTTGAGACGCTGCTGGCTGAGCGCAAGGCCGCTTTTGTGGCTCTTTATCCTGTGGATGAACAGGACGCGGTGCGGCGCACGCTGGCGCTGGAATCTGAACCCGTCACCAAGCTGCTGCAGGAAAGCACATACCGCGAAATCCTGCTACGCCAGCGTATTAACGAGGCTGCGCAGGCGGTGATGGTGGCCTATTCGATAGGAAATGATCTTGAGCAGCTGGCAGCCAACTGCAACGTGAAACGCCTGACGGTAGTGCCTGCTGATAATGATGCAGTACCGCCGGTCGCCGCAGTGATGGAAGATGATGAGGCGCTACGCCAGCGCATCCCTGCTGAGTTTGAGGGGTTGTCGGTTGCTGGCCCGACGGGAGCCTATGAATTTCACGCCAGAAGTGCGGACGGACGTGTGGCAGATGCCAGCGCAACCAGTCCGGCTCCTGCAGAGGTGGTACTTACCGTGCTGAGCCGGGAGGGTGACGGTACAGCAGTAAAAGACCTGCTGGATGTGGTTGAAAAAGCCCTGAACAGTGAGAGTGTACGCCCGGTGGCTGACCGTCTGACGGTTCGTAGTGCGGAGATCATACCGTACCGGGTGGAGGCTACCATTTTTCTTTATCCGGGGCCGGAAGCGGAGCCTGTTATGGCGGCGGCAAAAGCCAGCCTGCAGAAGTACATCGCCAGTCAGACGAGGCTGGGACGTGATATCCGCCGCAGCGCCATTTATGCCGCGCTGCACGTGGAGGGTGTCCAGCGTGTGGAGCTGACGTCCCCTCTGGAGGATGTGGTGCTGGATAAGACGCAGGCGGCATCCTGTACTGAATGGAGCGTTACCAACGGGGGCACGGATGAATAGTCTGTTGCCGCCGGGTTCGTCGCCGCTTGAGCGCCGACTGGCGCAGACCTGCAGCGGGATTTCCGATCTGCAGGTATCGCTGCGTGATTTGTGGAACCCGGCAACCTGCCCGATCAGATTCCTGCCTTATCTGGCCTGGGCGTTTTCTGTTGACCGCTGGGATGAGAGCTGGACAGAAAGCGTCAAGCGCCGTGTGGTGCAGGACGCTTTTTATATCCATCAGCACAAGGGGACAACCAGCGCCGTGCGGCGCGTGGTGGAGCCGTTCGGCTTCCTGATCCGCATCATTGAGTGGTGGCAGACTGGCGAAACGCCGGGGACGTTCCGTCTGGATATTGGCGTACAGGATCATGGTATCACCGAAGACACCTATCTGGAGCTGGAGCGCCTGATAAGCGATGCCAAACCATGCAGCCGCCACATGACAGGTATGTCTATTAATATGCAGACCAGCGGCCCTTACTGGGTTGGCGCAGCCAGCTACCTTGGCGAAGAAATCACGGTGTATCCGTATATCAATGAAACGATTGTTTCCGGCGGCACTGCACATGAAGGCGGGGCAGTCCATGTTATTGACACAATGAGAGTGAATCCATGAGCGCAAAATTTTATACCCTGCTGACGGAGATCGGCGCGGCGAAACTGGCAAGCGCCGCCGCGCTCGGTGTCCCGCTGAAAATTACCCATATGGCGGTGGGCGACGGTGGCGGTGTGCTGCCCACACCCAGCGCGCAACAGACCGCGTTAGTTGCTGAGAAGCGTCGAGCAGCGCTGAATATGCTGTATATCGACCCGCAGAACAGCAGCCAGATTATTGCTGAGCAAGTGATCCCGGAAACTGAGGGGGGATGGTGGATTCGTGAGGTCGGCCTGTTTGATGAAACCGGCGCACTGATCGCCGTGGGTAACTGCCCTGAGAGTTACAAGCCGCAGCTGACAGAAGGGAGCGGACGTACGCAGACCGTGCGCATGGTACTGATTACCAGCAGCACCGATAACATCACCCTGAAAATTGACCCTGCAGTAGTGCTGGCAACCCGTAAATATGTAGATGATAAGGCGCTGGAGCTGAAGGTATATGTAGACGACCTGATGGCAAAGCATCTTGCTGCACCGGACCCGCATTCACAGTATGCGCAGAAGGACAGCCCGACACTCACAGGGATTCCAAAGGTACCGACGCCAGCGGCGGGTAACAGCACTAAACAGATTGCAAACACGGAATTTGTGGCATCGTCTATCGCGGCAATGGTGGATTCTGCGCCTGCAGCACTGGATACGCTGAACGAGCTGGCAGCGGCTCTGGGGAATGACCCGAACTTTGCCACGACGATGATAAACGCTCTGGCTGGAAAGCAACCGCTGGACAATACACTGACGAATTTAAGCGGAAAAGATATCGCCGGCCTTCTCACATA